ATACTCTTTGATTCGCTCCATAACCTTTTCATTTTTCATAATTACCCTAGCTTTGGCTCTTGTTCGTGCATCATTCTTGTCTGGTTGATAGCCTGCCGCTAAATATGCCTTAACTTCGTCCCCATGACCGGCAAATTCCATGCAGAATTTCTCTTGCATAGCTGTGAGTCCACGAAATGTAGGAACTTTTACGTTATTGTCTGCTGGTTTTTCTAACATTCTCTTTTCATACTCCTCTGGGTTAGATTTTTGTAGTCGTCTTAGTCTTCGGCGCTCTAATTCTTTCTGTATTTCTGTTAATTCTTCACCACCTCCATATATTCTCGCCTCTCTTTTAACTTTATACAAGTTAATTAGTTCTTCTTCCGTCATTTTACCGTAGAGAATATGTACTTTCTTCTTTGTCATAGTCGTAAAATCTTTGAAGGGAGGATAATAACCCACAACTATCTCTCCCTTCTCTTCAAATACCAGGATTCCAAAGCTGTAGGAGACAAGTGAAGCTTAAAACTTAGTTAAATTAGGACATAACCAAGTGGATTCAACTGGTAGAAATAATATAAACGACTAATTGACAATATGCAAGTGATTGTTTATGATCCACTTTATGAGACCCGAAGAGTTTTTGTACCAACCCATGGTTCTTTTAGACAATCGAGTGATGGAGTATCAGTTCTGTATGCAAAACATTCGGAATCCTAAAGGACATTATATGGAATTTGGTGTGTTTGAAGGTAAGTCTATAAATTATCTAGCCAGTTTAAATAAGAAAGTAACCTTTCACGGCTTTGATAGTTTTGAGGGACTACCCGAACAATGGTTTATGGGTCATAAAGTTATTGAGAAGGGACACTTTGCGGTAAGTGAACTACCAAAAGTTGTACCCAATGTTGTCTTACATGAAGGATGGTTTGAAGATACGATACCGGTTTGGAAAAAAGACCACAAAGAACATATATCATTTATCAATATCGATTGCGATTTATATAAGTCTACTCAAACAATTCTCACATTACTTAATGATCAGATTGTTAGTGGTACCTTATTGCGCTTTGATGATCTTCTTCCCTCCCACATATCCCCATATCCAAAGTGGGAGGAGGGAGAATGGAAAGCTTTAAGTGAATGGTGTGTAAAGTTTAAA